TCCGTGAAGGAAGTGGTCAAAAGAGACCTCATCCCTACCGGTTTAACAGGCTTGTTACCGCTTTCGTACACCGTAACTGGCAGCGTCAATGACACTGGCACCGTCATTAGAACTGTCAAAACCCGATGTCATCCGGGATTGGCCTCTGGATTCTCCGTGAAAACTGATTTTAAGTTAACACAGTGGCTCCGGGCTAGTGACGCAGCGGCTATAACAAACCAGCTGTTGCGTTCTATCAGGTTCGCCTGATTATCCTCTTGTTGTTTAATGCAGCATAAATAAGGTTTTATCCTTATGACTTTGTCAATCAATAGTAAGACCTTCACCGCTGATGGGTCGTCTGCGAATGCAGTCGACTACTACGGCCCGGCGAAGACGATCAGCGTCAAAGATAATTTGAAGCTGGCTCGCACTCCGCCTAAGGCTACTAGTACCTTCAGTGGCGTAGGTCGTACGCAAGCCAAACTAACTCGCACGCTCACGTTGACTGGCGCTTTGACCCCGACTCACGAAGGGATCATCGACATTCAGATGAGTATGCCTGTTGGCTTTACGGCGGCGGACGTTGATGCTATGGTTAACGACGTAGCAGCGTGGATGGCCCACGCGTCGTTCAAGCTTTTGGCCAAGAACCTGACCATCACCTATTAATATGGGTGATGCAAAGGCATTGGCTTTATGCTTGTTGGGCGCGATGATCATCATTGCGCTGCTTGTCGTTCCTGCGGGTACCATTTCGGTATCCGCTAAACCTAACGGAGGCATACGTGAAGTTACCCCCGCAGCTGTCATTGCTCCGCAAGTGCAACCAGCAGCTCCGAAGGAAGAGTTGGGTTAATTACCAACTCTTTCTGACGACGTTGTTTAGGTCCACACCCTGCAAGGAATCTGATCTCTTAGCCTCTTATCTTGAGGCCGGTGATATCAAAGGACTTGTATTGTGTGCTGATTCTTTAGCGTCTGCTGAGTACGAGACGTCAACCCAGCATCTGGTTGTGAATCAGTTATGCGCAGTTATTCGGAAGTATCCCTTTAGTCCGGAAATTTGTAATCTCCAGCCTAGAGAAACTGCTCTTAAAACGTTCTTGGCAAGTGAACTTAAATGTACACGCGTCAATAAGCGTTTTAAGCTCTTCAGTAGTTTGAGGAGTCCGCACGAACAGGCTCTGCAAAGAGCCCGGTCGTGGATCGAATACGTACTCGGGTGCGAACCCGATTTAGCACGTATTTGGTCACACTGCGATTTTGGACCTGGCGCTTCTATTGGCGTGCACGGAAATGCTACTAATCAGGCGCGTAAATTACTCGCGTCTGAATGGACCGTATCGCCTAGCGCTTTTTACTATGCTAGGGCTTGCAGTAAGACTGATATACATATCAGGGAGCTTCTTACGAAGCGACCTGAGAGTCAGTTTTACTCCTTCGACAACGAAAGTTTTAACATGGCTTTCGATAAGAAGGTTCGCATAGTAGATAACAACATAATCAACTTCGTGCCCAAAACCGTTAAGACCGAAAGGACTATAGCGGTTGAGCCGTTGCTAAACGGGTACATCCAGAAAGGTATAGACGTTGAGATGAGAAATCGTCTCAAACGCGTCGGTATCGATCTGAATGATCAAACTAAGAATCAACGTATGGCCCGTGAGGGCTCCGTTCTTTCTCAGGATGATCCATATGCCACCATCGATCTCTCGAGTGCTAGTGATAGCATTTCGATTGAACTTTGTCGGTATCTGCTACCCGAAGGCTGGTTTCGTCTTCTTGATGAGACTAGATCCAAATCGTATTCTATTGACGGGGTCTTACGACCCTACCAAAAGTTTACGACGATGGGTAATGGCTTCTGCTTTCCACTTGAGACGCTTATATTCGCGTCGCTTTGCAACACTGCCTGCTTGGAGATGGACAATCCGACAGACTTTACTGTCTATGGAGATGACATCATCGTGCGGAGCAGTGTTGCTGCCCGAGTACTCGAATTGCTACGAGTATGCGGGTTTAAGGCCAACGCGTCAAAGACCTTTGTAAAAGGGCCTTTCCGCGAGTCTTGTGGTGCAGATTGGTTTGAAGGCAAGGACGTTCGTCCCATCAGCCTTGATTATAGTTTCGATACAATCGAAAATATTTTCAAGTTTTGCAATCTCTGTAGAACTAAGGATGCATGGTTATGCATCTTTGACGAATGTCTCCAGTTCTTGAGGACACTCGTACCCGCGAAGCTATACTTCGTGCGCCCCTATAAGGGGAACCCGGATACAGCTTTTGAGGTGTCTATAGATACGTTTATGCAAAGTCCATTTGCTCGCTGGAATAGAAATATTCAAGCGTGGTCATGGACAGAGCTGAGCGTAACGCCTATTCCAGATATAGGAGTAGAACGTGATATCGGCTTTCCAGCCGTGCTGATGAGGGGTGCAATGAAAGGGACCAATGCTTCATGCCCCTTTGTCGAGCGCCGTAAGGTGCGTACGAAGATTCGCCGCGTTTCATACGGAGGCGGGTGGAGTCTCTATCTTCCTGGAGAAATCCAGTATTATAGGAACCCCTACAAGAGAGCCTTTTCCAAAGGGCTCTTCCCGCTGATGTAGGCGAATTTCGCTCCCTTTTTATGAAGAGCGAAAGACATGACGGGTGACAACCCGTCGGTTAATTGGACTCAGTGTTTTTATTTCGGGCCCTGTGCCCGAGCGCTGAGAACCAGAGGGGTGGCGTGATTTCCACCATAGGGGAACTAAGCAGGGC